CGTTGGCGTCCTTGAGTGCCGGGGTGAATTGGTCTTTTAGCGCGTCGACGGCCGCCTCATAGGCTTTGGCCAAATCTTCTCGGACAGCTTTTGCCTGCTGGCGCACCGCGGCTGTTTTCTTGCGCATCGCGCCACCGGACTTGTTGGTGGCTTCCTCGAGGTCGTCGGTGTTGGTCGTAGCGAAACGCAGTTCCTCTTTGTAGGCGGCCATATGATCAGCCAGTTCTTGTACGTCGCGGGACGCCACCGGGCCCATAAACCCTTGCAGGTCTTTTTGTTTCTCGAGCTCAAGGGTCGTTTTGGCCAGTGCCCCGTACAGCTCATTAAAGTTTGTGCCGAGCTGATCGACCATTTCAATTGTCTGAATGTCGTCTACGAATGGCAGCACGTTGGCCATCCGAATGAACATGTTGACAACGTGCGCAATGGCGTTACGCACCGTGATCAGCCCGTTCACGAAATTGCCGAGGCCATTGAGGGTGCCGTCAGAGTCCCGGGTCAGGCCTTGCATTTGTTTGCGGAACATGCGCACCGCACCACCGAGGCCGTCCTCGTCCAACGCTTTAGCCAGGTCGCTGATCTTGTCAACAAAGTCCGTGAGGACCGGCAGCACCCGGTAGCCGATCTCTTCCCACATTTCACCCAAGCGTTCCTTAAGCCTGGCCAGGCGGCCCTGGAACGTGTTGGCTTGAGCTGCCGCCGCGCCGCCAAAAACGTCTGTCAGTTCGCGGGTCGCGGCCTCGAAATCTTTTGTTTTGATGGTGTTTTCATCGAGCGGGATGCCAAGTTTCTTGAGCGCTGACAGCTGGCCGGTGGCGGCTTTCGACATGGCCATGGTGACGGATTCAAGGTCTTTGCCGGTGGCCGCGGCTATGTCCATGCTGATATTCATCAGCTTTTGCGCCTGGTTCTGATCCTTGGTGGCGCGGATCAGGTTGCCGAGGCCTTGGCGCACGAGGGTGTCTGATACGCCGGTGGCCATCTGCGTGGTAGTGACGTACTCGTTCAGCGATTCGATTTGGCCGTTCATGGCCCCAATCGAGTTGCGTATCTGCCGCTCAAACGCCGCCTGGCTTTTTTCGTCCTCTGCTGCTGCTAAGGCGGCCGCCCCGAGGGCCGTCCCTACCGCTCCGATGGCGGCCGCCGCTGGCAGCATGGCTTTTTTGAGAACAAACGCTGCTTTTTCGCTGGTCGATTCCAGGCTGGAAAATTCGCGGCGCAGCTTGTCGAAACCTTTGGTGTCAAGGCTCGAGAAAATTGGGATGTTGATTGCCATTACCGGGTCACCAGTTTTCTGTTCACGATGGCCATAACGTCCTCACAGATTTTACGCACTTCGGCTTCGATGGTGGGGGTTGCCTTTTCGGCTGCCGGTTGCATGGCGCGTGGCGCTCGTGCCGGGCCAACCCGCTCACCATCGTTGATCAGGTTGGTGACGAACATGCTCGAGGTGTCCCGAATACCGGCGTGATCCCAAATGGCTCCGGCTGCGTCTTTCTGTTGCAGCACCAACAACTGAAATGGGGTGCCCTTAAAATCAACTGTACGGCCGTTAGAAAAAGTAATCGTTTTCGGTGGCCGGGCGCGTTGCGCCACGATCGTCCGGATGCCACGCATGACAGCCTCACGATCCCATTTGGTTTCGCTGCGGCCGCCGATCAGGCCGCCACGATCCATGCCGGACAACGGCGTTTTGCTCGGGATAAACGACCGGGCGGCCATGACGAGTTTTTGGCCGGCTCCGCCTTGAATGTCTTTGGTGATTTGGCGGCGCAGGGTGCGGTCAAAATTGTTGATCTCTTTGAGCGCCTCTTGAATGCCGTGTACCTGGAATGTGCTAACGGCGGCCATGTTCTCGTGCCTGCCTTTCCAGGATGCTTGCGACGGTGTTTAGTTCTTTGACCCCAAACTCTACGTCAGGCGGCCACCAGTGAAGCGCCACCAGCATTGAACACAGGCTGTGGCCTACTGTGCCGCCGTAGTAGGGTTTTGCGGGTCAGAGTCCAATACCTCGAGCGATTCGAGGCTGTCACAAAACTTTTGGAACTCGGCCGGCACAACGATTTGGGCACGTTTCGATGCCTCGTATGCCAGGTATGCCAAATCTTCCATGCCAACGGCTTGCGCCAGCTGCGGTGCTTTCGACTTAAATTTTTGTTCCCAGGCGATGATCACACCCAGGTTGGTTGTCACCTCATGGGTTTCACCGTTGCGCGCATAACGCAGTGTGAGCTGCATGTCGGGCTGCCTTTCTGTTGTGGGTTTAGGCGGTCACTTCGGTGTAGACACCGCCCGTGAACGTCACGGTGCAGGTGCTGAGCGACCCCAGCTGGAAAGTTGGCGGGAGCGACGCAAGGAACGCCCCGGTCAAAGTCAGCTCCGGGTTGGTCGCGGTAGCCGAACCGGTTGCCGGCTTGACCTTAACGGTGGTCGTCGTGCCGACCAGGCTCTTAAGAGTTGCCCACGTTTCGGTCGCGGCAAAACTCATGTAGAACTCGAGGTCAACCGAATGGTCACCAAGACCCTTGACGTACTTGTTGTCAGTGTCGCCGAATGCGGTCGCGGTCAACTGCGCAAAATTGACATTGAATGTGGCGCTGGTGCACTGGTCGGAAAGATCGACCGAGTTGACGGTGACAATCGGGTTGCTGAGAATTGTGCTGGTCGGCATTGGTTACTCCTCGGTTGGTTCTGCTGTTTTAGCAGATTTTCGTGCTTTGCTGGTGGAAATGAACCCGCCCTCAATGAGCGCGTCGACGTTGATGCCGGCCGCTTCGGCTGCGGCCTCGTCAAATTCTTCGCCTGGTGTGCCTACCCTGGGGCTGATGATCTTGGCCATAGTTACTCCTGCGCCTGGATGAATACGGTGCAATCATATGCTGGCAGCTCGGTTCCGCCGATGATGGCAATGGTCGGCCGGGCGTCGGTCATGCCTACCCCGGCGTTCATCAGTTTGGCCATCAGATTCAGCAAATTCCTGTGGGCGTCGGCGTTGTTGGGCCCCAAACTGATGACACGCACCGGGAACTCCATTTTTGCAATGTTGTTCGACCATGCCTGGATTCGTGGCGCGTCCAGGAAAACACAAGGGGGTTGCAGGTTCCTAGGGTCGGTCACGACCGGCAGCCCGGTGCGCGTCGAAATGGTGCTGGCCAGGTTGTTTAGCGTGACGTTAAACAGGTCTGTGTAGGCCTGTACGGTCATGTCAAGCCACCTGTGGGCGGTCGACGCCTAGCAGCTGTTTGATGACGCCTGAGAGGCCTGTAACGGCGTTGGCGGCCACCTGGTCAAACTCGGCGTAGGACGAGATCGACCCGCGCTGGCGGTACAGCATGCCGCCGTATTGGATTGTCCCAAGGGTCACGTCAGCTGACGGGCTGGTGGTGAGGCTGTCTTGCAGGTAGCCGGCCTCTTGGCGGCGGCGGTAACAGAACGCATTTGCGGCTGAGGCGCATTGGGTGACAAAGGCCTGGTCGCCAGCTGTGGCGACGCTGATGCCGAGCCAGTCCAGGATTTGCTGCGCGGTAATCCAGGTGCATGTCGGATTCCATGTGCAGGTGCCTGGCGGGATGATCGATACCCGGTCAACGTCATCGCCGGCGTCGTAAAACAGCAGCTGGTTCGGGTACTCAAATTCGAGGTCAAACAGCAGATTGCCCTGGGTGTCGACGCCAACAAACTGGTGCGCCGGTTGCGCCAAAACGACGAACGTGCCATCGAGGCCGTCACCGACACCGGCAAGGGTGATCGATTGCCCGACCTCAATGGGCGTGTTCGTGAGGGTCTGCACTACGCCGTAGTTGTCGACGCGTTGCTTGAATGTGACCGAGTAGACGGCCATTGCGGCCTGCCTTTCGGGTTATGCCTGGGTGATCTTGCGAATCATTCCCGAGATTGCTGCGAACGTCGAAACGTAGCCGTGGTAGCTCATGGTGCGTCCGAGAACGTCCGGCTTTTCGATCGACATGACGCCGCGCTGCTGCTCGTAGAACTCGAACGCGTCACCGACGCCAGTCCCAACGCGGGTGATGATCATCGTTTTGGCAGCAAAGTTGCTGTCCACGACGAGCTGCAAGCCGAGCGGGGTTGAATCCCAGGTGGTTGCGGCGTATGAGCCAATCGAGTTGAAGCCGGTGAGGCCGGCACCGATGAACGGAAACACCGGGCGATTTGAGCCGTCAACAAGCTGGCCCATTTGCGACCATACGTCGACGCTGACAAACATGTGGGTCGGCATGTAGTTGCGTCCGCTCGAAACATCATTCGCTGCGTCGTAGATGCTCTTCATGAGGTCGGCAACGGTGCCGTCCCACACGCCGCTCGAGTTCGCGGCGGCCAGCAAATTATCAGCGCAGAAATTATCCGACGCGATCATGTATTCACCAATGAGATCGTTGAGGATCAGCTGCATGGCTGCGGGTGACGTGAAATCGATGTCCTGCACCGACAGCGTGACCTGACCCGCGAGGGTGGTGCGGGACACCGAGTTTGATGCAATCACCATCGTCGTTGCGCTGACTGCGTTAAGTTCCGCAGCCTGGGCGGCAACCGAGGTATGTGTCGTGATTGTCGGCCGAATGAACGTTTTCTGCTGGCCGCCGTCTGGATAGGCGCGTGCCCCAACGGCATTCACGACCGGGCGCACGAAATTCAGATCCTGCACCAATGGGCCGAGCACCGGAACCGGAAGCAAACCGGGCGTGTCAGTGGTGAGAACGTCACCCGCGGCGGCTTGCAGCGGTGTGCGCTGCGCGTTTGCGGCTTCTTTGTATTGGGCGTTGATGTTGCGCCAGGTGTCGCCGCCGATGTGCATTGCTGCCAAAAATTCGGCTGCGCTCGGCATGCGGTATTCACGCTTTGCCTGCGCGTAGATCGGTGCGGTTGGCACGATGGTTTCTTCGGCCGGTGCAGCTGCGGGGGTTGCGGTTTCTTCCACTTGTGACTCCTCTGCGGTGGTGTTGTCTGAATTATTGCTGACGCCATCGGCGTCGTGGTGGATGCTGGCTTTTACAGTGTCGATGGTAGCGCCCGAGAACGCGGGGATTGGGACGAGGCTGAGCTCGAGCCAGGTGCCTTTGGTGACGGTGATGACGCCGCTTTCGGCTTCGACGGTGTATTCGACCGGATCGACACCGACAGATACCGAGTCAAGCACGCCGTCCAGGGCGAGCTGGAGCGCGTCGTTACCCAGTGCGGTGCGGCTGATCTTGGCGGAAAAGAGCATGCCGGCGTCTGTTTCGACCCGATCAGTGACGACGCCTACGGCGAGGCTGGCGTCGTGGTACATGAACAGTTTGGGCGGCTTGCCGTCAACGGGTAGGGAGCCAGGCGCGAACCGGACCTGGGAGCCGTCCGAGACGGTCGCAATTTCGTTATAGGGCACGGCGACCCCGGACACGACCCGGGACTCTTCGCCGGGTGCGGCTTCGATCGTGACGGATGGGGCAGTGAATCGGATCATGCGAGTTCCTCTTGTGTGTTTTCTTCGGGCATGTTTTGGGGTTGCACGTCAGCTGACATGCTTGATTCTTCGAGGTAATCCTCCGCGTCAAATTCGACGTAGGTGCCGCGGGGCAGCTGTTGGCTGAGAGTGTCCTCGATGCATTGGGCGTAGACGCTGGTGCCGAACAGCCACAGATCACGGCGCGCCTGATCGCTCGATTGGTAGCTGTATGAGCCTGTGCTGACGCCAACCAGGTATGGCGGCACGTTACAAACACGCGCCATTTCTAGCGCCGAATAGTTGCTGGACTCGATCAGCAGCATTTTGTCGGGTGTTGCGGTTGACGGTTCATATGTCAAATATTCGTTCAGCGCGGCAGTTTGGTTTGTCGCCCTGGCGGTATTGAACGCGGTCGCAATGTCGGCTAATTCCTGGGCGCTCAATGGTTCGCCACCGGTTTGCCGTAGAACACCGGCCGGGATAGCGCTCGAGGCGTTGCGGTTGCGCGCATCCTCAATTTTGAGTGCGGTTTGCAGGCTGTTGGTACCGCTGTAAATGATGCCCTGGATCGGGCTGATGAACTGCACCACGTTTTCCGTGTTCAGCATGCCGCCCTGGAAATACAGCATTTTTGATTTGCCGAACCACACCGGGCCGGCCATGTCCTCGGATGTAACCGATCCGGCCGGCAGGCGTGTCGCCTGCGCCATGTAGCCGTCAGCTGTACGCGCCGTGATGTACAGAAACGCACGACCGAAAAACATGAGATCGTCAAGAATCCACGACCACAAATAGCTGTTCGGCATTTCGGGGTCAAGCTGTTTCAGCCAGGAACGCGGCGCTAAATAGACCTCTTCCATTTCTTCGCCGTTCCACATTTCGGTGTACATCTTCAATTCCATGGTCGACAAGATCGACGCGTGAAGATCACGGGCCCGTGACACCGTGGGAATTTGCATGAACTGGTTGCGCAGCTCACCCTCTTGATACGAGTAGTACTGGCCGATCATGCTTGCTCCGCCATACGGCTGAAGAGCACCGGCAGCGGCGGCCTTGACGGGCGCAGTGCTGATGGCCGCTTTTTTGACCCGGTTGAAAATCGCCATGTTGAGAGTGTGCCACCTTGCCGGCTGGTAGGGGTGGAATCTGCCGACGAATCCCGACGAGACGCCAGCAGATTCCGTTTGCAGGTTACTAGCCGGTGACGACCAGCATCGGTTTGCCGATCTGCCCCGGCTTCGACTCGAGGGCTACCGCCCAAATCATGCAGCGCGCCAGGGTAATGTCGCCGGGTGATCGGGTCGTGGATACGGCCAAACTGCCCTGATGTTTGACCATGACGGCGCGCTCAACGTGTTCGGCCAGGCTGGCTTCGCCGCGGTGTCCGACTTTGTTTTCTACGATCAATGACCTGACCGCCAATGTCCAGCGGAGCAGCTCCCGGTAGCCGACGATCGTGCGCCGGCGCTCGAGGTGTGGTGGGCAGTGAATGTCAAGGCTTGCTGCAATGGCGAGTTGTAGGCGTGGCTGGTCGGCCATGATGCGCTCAATTTCCAGCCACATTTCAGCCTGGGTATCGACGTTAAATTCGACCTGGCAGCTGATTTTGTCAGCCGTTTTGACAGCCCTGACGGCCATGAATCGTGACTCATCCGTGGATGCGTCGACAGCCAAGACGCCGCCCGGCGGCAGCTGTTGGTCATCCTCGAGTGCTGACCATAGGCCGGCTTCAAGCCAAGCGTTTGACGCAATCGTAAAGAGGTTGACGTGGCCGCGCAGAAAGGCGTTTCGGTTTGGGGATTTGGCTTTTTCGCGCAGCTTGTCAATGGTGATGTGGCGGCCTAACGCCGGGTTGGCGTATGCCCACGCTTCGGGCGTCATCGGATCGATACCAGGCGGCGGTTCCCAACTGGCGAAATACAGCGGCCCTGGGTCGCCGCTGTCGATCTGCCGCAGCCCCTGTTCGCGCCATTTCAACATCAGTTTTGAGGCCGTGGTGCCAGCGGTCGAAAACATGGCCAGCAGCGAATTAGGCCTGGCGATCTGCGCCGGCGCAAAACCCTCATCGACACATTCCTCGGAGACGCTCCACGCCTCGTCAACCACACACAGGTCAATGCTGTACCCGTGACCCGCCTGCGGCGTTGCGGCTCGGACGATCCACACCGACCCGTCCGGCATTGTCAACTCTTGGCGACCATAAGACCTCGACACCTCGGCACCCAGTTTGGCCTCAAGGATCGGAGCCAGGTACTTGAAAAGGGCCGCCGCCAAATCCAGCTTGTGCGCAGTAGACAGAACGACCTGCGGCCGCCCTCGAGCACTGCCCTGGGTGGCAAGCCACCAGCCGATCACCGCGGCCATCAATGTTGTTTTGCCGTTCTGCCGGGCAACCGAAACCAACGACTGTTGACAAACCCATTGCCCGTCGATTTGTTGGGTCATACCGGCAGCGGCGTGAAGCTGCCAAGGCTCGAGAGTCACGCCCAGGACAGCCTCAGCAAAATCCCCAATCTCCGCCGCGGCCGTTTCGCTATCGCTCAGAACGATCGTTTCCAATCGCGGTCGGTCGTTGCCAGTTAGGGCTGGTTCGCTCAAACCCTTGGAAAATATACGATTTAAAGAG